GTCGCACCACTGCTGAACTAGACTATTTGCAACTTTGAGCTTCTTACGACCAATCAAGGGGACGGAGTTACGTCCTAACCCTGGTCGGTCAAGGGAAGTCAAAGAAGCAATCGCTTTTAGCCTAGTACGGCTCTGCTCGTTGAAATCCATCTCAACGGGCGGTCCGGCCGACCACAAACGAGCTAATAAATAACCCGTTCGTTCTTCCTGGTAAGTTAAACTTACCTCTACAAGGTTACGCACTCGATATCCTTCGATACCGCTTGCGGCCTTGGCAGGAGTAGCCTCATCAAAGTTTGAGATGAAGCCACCGTCACCATATCCATCAGGGATCCGGAGGCGTAAAGCCGAAGGAATCCGTTGGATTAGATGATCAAATACATCCCGGAAACGCGCATCGCAGCCATAAAACTGGCGACGACGAGCGAATCGACGGATAGCATTTGCTGCTCGTACCACTGATAGAAAGGAAGAAAGTTTATCTTTAAGATAAACCGGTTTAAGGTCGAGACCCTCAAAGTAATGAGCCCCACAGCTTTCACGAAAAGGAGAGTCATAATGACTTTTCGATTCGTTAATACGAAAGCCATAGAAGCTCATCATCTCTGAGAAGAGATCGAGGCAGGTTACGGGGATAATAATATCATCACCGTAAGCGCTCACTCCCCTAATGTCAGAAGAATCGACATGAAGGTATTCCGCGCAGCATAAAGAAACTGCGTAGAAAATGAGTGATTCGAGTTGAAAAGTGAAGCCGTTTCCCATACTGGAAAACTTCTCCCACTTCATGACTCGAGTACCAAGACGACCGTAATGAGATCGACAAGAATCCAAGAGCTGGAACCACCGAGGAGGTAAAAGAGCCTCAACGACGGAACTGGCAATTGAATCGCTAGCAGAAGACATGTCAATAGTAGCCAAACGACGGTTCAAAGAACCTAGTCTAGCTAACTGCTGATTATGCTCCTGGTAGCGTAAGTCGACCCCATACCGTCTGAGACGATTGCCAATCATAACGCCAATGGACTTCTGGAACCAAAGATTGATTCCAGGTTCAACGGCGATAACTCGATTGGCCTTCGAATCTTTCGGTACAGTAATAACTTTATTTCCGATCTCATATTCGGGAAACCCGATACGGGATAAATGGTACGCCCATTGAGGATAAACCTCGTTGAGCAGACCAATCGGAAGTAAAGAGTGCAACTCACGCGTTATTCCAGTTTCACACTGGAACTTATTGGCAGCACTGGCAAATCTTCTCTTAATACGAGAAGACGCACCAGGACCCCAATCTGGCATCTCAAAGAACTCTTGAGGAGAATAGTCGCCAAGGATCTGGGCAATTTTACGAGTGACTGCGTTATGCAGCCAGACGGCACGTCCCTTGAATAAGGGGTCGCGAGCCAGATCACGAAAACGGCCATTCGTTTGCTTACAGAGAAGTTCAAATTTCTCAAACTTCTCAATCGCCACCTCGTCTAAATCATGGTTTAAGGTTAGATCCTTGAACTTAGATAAAAACTTGGTCGCAGCGTAAGCATCCCGGCAAGCCAGCCCATCTGGGTAGTGCTTGGGATCGAACTCAATTTCTGACAGTTGCTCATGCTCACCATAAAGGTAAAGCATGTCGACCATCAGGCTTCGAGGACAATCCAGGGACTCAAGAAACGATGAGATAACCTGAGAGGTGACCTCTGAGGGAACGCGAAAGCTCCTAACCCCTTTAAGGAGGTTAGAGCCATACTTCTTAGAAGACATGGCATTCTCCTGAAGTTCGTGAAGCCTCGACTACCCTGGATTAATAGGGAGGGTCGAAGTTCGCCACGGCAGCGATCAGCGGGCTGCCCGTCAAATCTGACGGAACAGCGTCACTGGCCGTAATCGTGGTGAGGAAGAGCGAACGGACATGGCTGAGTAAAGCATTACGCTCAGCCAGGGTCGAGCGCTCCGGCAACATGAACTCCATGATCGCCGTGCAGTCATACGCCTTCGTCGGGGCCGGTTGAATACCGGTCGCGGTGCTGGCGCTGGTCTGCTCGAGGGTCGGGAGAACGAGCTTCGCCGTAACCTTGTACATGCGGGAACCCTTTGTGGGGGAACGCACGGACAGGGTCATGGCGGGGGAACCGATGGCGATTCCGCCACTTCGGTCCACCCACTTCGCAACCCCCGGAAGGTTAAACCCCTCGGGGTCGAAGGTTTTATCCACGCCGACCGTAGCGGAGGTGGTAATCTCCGTGGGGCCTAGGATGGACGACGTCTTGATTGCCGCTATAGCGGGCATGTAAGAACTCCTGATTAAATCACGAGCAAGACGGTTACCTCTTTCCGAAAAGTACCTTCATCAGGGCCAAAGAATTAAGGATGTGGTAGGTGGAAAGTGGGTTCTTGAGTTGAGGAAATCTAGCGCCGGGAAAAGCAGTAAGCTTAACTCGGCTAATAGAGATCCACTCACGTTCCCACAGACCCTTCTCCGTCCAAATCCTGTTAAAACCAGGCGTACCTGCTGTAGTGTACGATCCGGAAACCGTCATAGATGTCCTCTGTCGGGTAAAAGTAGTATGGTAACCATCGACAAAGTCCAATCCGTGAAAAGCTGAAAGCGATTCAAGGAAAGGGCCAATCGGGAGAAACCAGTCTACAACGAAAGAGAACGGAAGTATTTCCCATGCGAGGTTGATGGGATTTGTAAAGCCGGTTTGGGCAAGGAAAGCAGTTAATTGTGACGCCACCTTATACCTGACTCCATACGAGGCAATAGTCTCGGTCCCTACAGTAGTTTTTCCTACTGTCGGGCTACCCGAGATGATGCCAGCCGTCCGGATCCCAGATACGGGTGTCACCACTTCTGACTGATGTCCGCCCTTACCGATCGCCCGCTGTACATCAACGTTGTCAAGATTTTTTCTTGCCAACGCGACTGACGCACCATGGATATCATCGAGGAGCGGCTTCCAACCATATTGCATCTCGAGCCAATTTTGGGCAAGAGAATGCTTTTTGGAAGGTTGCCGACCCCCTTTGAATCGAGGGTTTGTCGGTCCCCATAAAGTGCTGACAGCTCCAGGGATATTCCCCTTCTTGAGCTGTTTTACGGAACCAGTAATTCGAGTCATGGTCGTTCCGACCATGTTCAAAAACTGACCGTATTCTAAGAAGTCCAAGGCGAGATTACCACCGCCCGAAATCTTAGACATCAGCTTCTTTAAGGCTTTGTCAGAGGCCTCCGGTAGTGCTGAAGGCCCTGCGGGTAAAGCGTGGTCTAGTGTCATCGAACGGATTTCGTACTCCTGGCCGCTCCAACTTCCGGATTTCTCCATGGTTAGAAGCCAGCGTCCGACATCCTGATGCCACACATTCAAGGTATACGGATTAACCGGAAGCCTTGAAGCCTTCTTGAGTTTCCCATAGTTCGGCGTACGAGTTCCAGAATACACGCGAGAGAAAGTTTGGACGGTGCGTGACCCTAAGGAAGTCACTCCACCTGTATTACTCCAAGCCTCTTCCGCAATTTGTGTAAACCGGCTCTCGGACGGACGAATTGGGGTCCCACCTGAAGGCGTATTCCACACTTTAGGTGTAAAAGGGATAAACTCCTTTTTACCCGATTCACGAGGAAATTTAACTCCTCGTGACTTGCCGAACACCATACCCTTAACCGACTTAGGAAAAGGGAATAAGTAAGTGCTCGAGGAGGGCCCCCGACGGAAATCACGAAACACGGTTTCATAATGCACCCGAAGAGGTTTTCGATAATTCTTTCGATCAGGAAGGGAAATGACAATAGGAAAATTAAAATTCCTTAAATGCCATACCCGAACCGGTCGATTGAAACCATCGATTACGACTGCGGAATGCAACATTACACCGTGAAAGTGACTCTGTATTGGGACCTTCCCAGCCCACAGATCAGCAAGATATTTATCGCTTAAGACACTTCCGAAGTTAAAGGTCATAATGGCCTCATCACTCCGTTATGTCGACAGCGGCTGTGGGAGATCTACCCCAACATCTAGGAGGCGCAGAAGCAGATCGATTAGTCGTTGAACCAGATCGAAGCAGACGAAATCGACACTATCCGGACAAAATAGCGAAATCCCCACCAGTAAACTGGAAAGGTACGCTATCAAGAACGGAACAGTAAAGAGACCGTCTGCACGAGATGGATCGCGAACTTTCACGAGTGCTCCTTTGTCAAATAGCTTGTTGGAATAACCGGGTTACCCCGGTAAAGCATCCCGCACTGAAACGAAAGAGAGAAACATGAGAGGAAGAAAAGACCGAGGGGCTTACGCCCCTCGGTGGGCCTACCGGTATTAGCCGGATAGGTTCCTCCCTCCCGTGTGCCCC